GCGGCACGAAGGAGACTATCACGAAGACGAACTTCTGTTATTCCCATCTCGTCTAAAACAGAAATTGCCGACTGGCCATGCTCTTTTGTTTTTCCTAGCCCTTCGACAAATTTAATAATGGCACCTGAAGCATCCTCTTTAAATGCTTTGGCGAATTGCTCACCAGACATGCCAGCAACAGAAGCAAAATCTTCTAAGGAAGTTTTTGACTTATCGGCTTCTTTGTACATTTTACTTAGTGCTTTAGAATTCATCCCTAAGTTAGAAGCCATTGTCTTAAGAGGTTTACCACCATTTAAAACCGCTTGACCAACTTCTCCGATAGTATATCCCGCACCATTGGCAATTTGTTCTAACTCACTAAATGCGCCAGTTCCTTTTTCTACAGCAAGTTGCATTTGAACCATTACTTTAGAAAATGCGGAACCGCCTGCTTCTGCTTCAATCCCTACAGAACTCAATGCAGCTGCAAATCCCATGATTTGAGCTTCACTCATGCCAACCTGATGACCAGCTCCTGCCAGACGTAAACCCATTGCGGTTATTTCTGATTCGGTTGTCGCAAAATTATTACCCAAATCAACAATAACCGAACCTAACTTATCAAATTCTGTTTGTGGCATTCCTGTAATGTTGGCCAATCGAGCTAAAGCAGTTGCTGCTTCTTCTGCACTCATGTTCGTTGACTCGCCTAAATCAATCATTGTCTTGGTGAAGCCAACTACATTTTTAGTTTTGATCCCTAACTGCCCTGCTGCTTCTGCAACGTTTGCAATTTCCGTGTGACTTGAAGGTAATTCTTTGGCTAGTCCACGAAGACCATTTTCTAAATCTTTGTATGAGTAAACAACCTTACCTGTCGAATCAACAACTTCATCATTGGTCTTTTTCACACCTGCAAAATCAGATTCCCATTTAACAGCGGCCGTTGTTACTGCTGCAGCTCCTGCGAGAATTGGCAAAGTTATACCTTTTGTTAAGGCTCCGCCCACTTTTTCCATTTTTTGCCCACTAGAAATCATTTTTTCGCTGGCATTATAAATGGCACCAGTTGCACCAGTGGTTTTGACTTGCATTTCTGCCATCTGACCAGCTGTTTGAATTAATTGAGATCGATAATTTGCTAGTTTTCCATTGGCATCTTGCAATTGAGTTGCTAGCCTTTTGGTGGATTCTGTCGCTTTTCCATCTACAAAAGATTCGTCATAAGCCTTTTTCAGCGCAGCAACTTGTTTCTCTTGTGCTCCAATGATTTTAGTTAAGCCATCAAAACGAGTGCCAAGCTTGCCCATTTGATTGCCCGCCATATCAGCGATTTTTGCATTAGCTTGCATTTCTTTCGCTAAATAGCGAACTTCTTTTTTAGCATTTGCTGCACCACGACCGAAATCAGAACTATCCAAGCCTAGCTTTATGACCATGTTCCCTAACGGTGTTCCACCACTCATTTAGTTACCTCCTTCCCTTTATGCACCACCACGCTTGACTAATTCACTTAATGGTCGCACCTCTTGTTTTTTCTTTTTAGTTTTCTTGTTCTTTGGTGCCTTCAATAAAATTTCATCAATATCCAAGCAATCAGTATTCATGAAATCCCGAATCGTCCACCCAAGTTCTGTAACTGAATCACGGACAAAACCAATCTGCAGGTCATAAAATTCAGACCAACTTAGATTTCCTCCGCCTCTTCCTTTTTTGACTCTTCCACATCTGTCTTAGACAGGCCTAGAACTCGATAGCTGATAATTTCCCATATTTCGTCAATGTCTAAAGCATCAATACCGTTAAGGATTGCTTCTTTAGTAAGTTCCTTTTCATCGAATAAATCGGCGACGAATTGAATTTGCATTTCTAAATACTCGTCAGCTGTTGGTTCTAATCCTTTGCTTGTTTTTTCTTCTCTAAGTGAATTTTCTTTTTTTATATAGTCTGTACGCTTAGAAAACGGCACAAAGTCCTGTGTAAAAGTTTTTTCTTCGCCATCAATACGTAAAGTAAGTTCAATCTTGCGTTCCATTTTTTAACCTCCAAAAAAAGGACGACTAATTAAAGCCGTCCTTAATCAATAAATTTTTATTCTGCTGCTGATACAGCCAAAGTGCATTCTGCTGTAAAATTACCGTCCTCAGTTGTGCCAACAATTTTTGTAACACCTTCCGCAACTCCTGTTACTTTTCCCTGTACAGGCGTTACTGTTCCGATCGCTGTATCTTCAGAACTGAAACTGTATACTTTGTTTGTTGCGTTTTCTGGCATGATTGTAGGTGTTAAAGTTGCTGTTTCACCAACTTTTAAAGCTAATTCAGTCTTATCCAAGGTAATTCCTGTTACTGCAATAGGTAGTGTTTTAAACGCTGGTACATCGACATGATCAGATTCTTTTTCTACACCGTCAACGGTGGCAACGCCTGTGACAGTAAAGTCACCTGCTAAAACATCCGTATTTGCGGCAATTCCTGTAATAGCTAAAGGTGAAACACCTTCTGCAACAGGGTTAGTTTCACCTTTTTTATAAAGTATAAATTTTTCTGGTGGAATAAACGACATTTCTTGTCCTCCTAACTTAATTCAATATTGGCCCCATCTGTGGTGGGAGTAACAACTCCCACTGTGGGGCTTACTACTTTTCCAGCGCTGGTTTTTCTTCACCAAATAATTCTGTTGTCAATTCTGCTAGAGCTTCTGAATTATCTGCAAAACCGACAGTAACTTTTTTACCGTTAATTTGACGAGAAACAGCAGAATAAACATATTCGCCAGGCTCTGGCGTAAAGTCGTCATCATTTAATGTTTCGCCTTTGACACCATCTAATGAGAATGTGCCTGCATACATGCCGAAGCCAAGTTTTTCACCATATAAATCTTCTGATTCGATTAATACTGCGTAGTAAGGTGGCTCTGTATCCTCGCCAATATGATAAACTTTACTTTCCTCGCTAGCTTTTTTATGCCCTAACATTTCATGTTCAATGGCTGATGGTACATCTAAGATACCTAAGTTTGCTGCAATATCTCCGTGCCCTTTACGTGCCACGTAGTATGCAATATTTGATCCGAAAACTTTTGACGGTTCTTTGGTTAGTCCTGTAATTTCAAAGCTTGCTGCGGCCCCTTCTTTTGGCTTACCATCAATGACATGTTTCTTACCAGCGACTGGCTTTAATTCATTGTCCAATTGTTGAATAGTGATTCTGCTAAATCCATAAGTTTGCATATATTTTTTCCTCCTAAAAAATAGACACCAACTTAATAGTCGGTGTCGTGAATTTGTGTATTTTTTCTGTAACGTCTTGCATCTACAAAACGTTTTGTTTCGTTAAAGTACTGATCTAAGCCACCATCTAGGCGACCAAATCCAATTTGTTTCATCGTTTCTTCAACTGCTTTAGAAATTTGCTTAGTTGTCATTCTATCCATGCTTTCAACGTTGATTTGATAATTAAACCTAATTGATAAAGCTTTATTGTTGGCAAAATAAGCGTTGGTTTGTGGACCAAAAAAGTTATCAATGATAATGAAAGGCTTGGTAGTATCCAAAGTTTCTGGTACTTCATAGAACTTAATTCGTTGAGGTGTCACAAGCTCTTTAATTGTTTCATTTTCAATCAAGGCGTTATAAACGAACATCATCATATCTTTCACTTGGCTAATTCCTCCAATACCTCACGTGCTTTATTCCTTGCAATTGCTTTTGATTGGTCAGCAGCCCTCTGTACCGCTCCCACACCCCGAGGTCGAATGTACCTACCGCTTTTTGTATAACCAAACTCATTCAGGTGGACTAACCGCCAACGGCTCTTATCTCCTCGCCAACCTACATCAATTTCTTTAATACCATAGGAAGCACCTTTTACGTTTGACTTTACAACTTCATCATAGGTGGCCCCAGAATCTTTGTAATAAGCAACAGCATTTTTAGTTACTTTAACTATTTCATCCCCCGTAACTTTTAAAGCTTTATTAACCATTCGACTAGTTCTTGCTTTCCCCAATTTTGATTCTATATTTTTGATAATCTCTTCAGTTCCTGTAACTTCGCTCATGACGTAGCCCCTAAAACAATTTTGATAAAACGGTTATCTTCAAAATCTGGTGAAACATCTACGATTTCCCATTCTTTGCCCACTGGTAAAGCTCTATAGTCGTCAATAACAACTTTATGTTTGTTGCTAGGGATATAGTCTTGGTGTGGATCACGGATTTTAATTGTCAGCCCCTCTTTAGTTCCTTTTGCGTTCAATATTTCCATGTCTTTCATTGATGGATTGTAGATTTGCGCTTTACATGAATGAAGTTCTTTCTTTACTATTTCGCCAGGTTCAGGCCCTTCTCCCGGAATAAACTGAAAAAAAGAAACTGGCGTTTTTAATTCGCCAGCTCCTATTTTGGGACGTTTATAATTAGGGTGTATTGCCAAATCCTTCACCTCCTGAAATATCGATGGAAGCATCCATAATGCTTTGCTGAAAGTTGGGATAAAAGTATTCTAAGGCTTCGTTTCTTACATAACGAGTTCTTTCGAAAACAAGTTCTTTTCCTTTTCGATATACTTTTGGATCAAAATCTCCTATAAGCGTTCGAATATCTTCAAAGGAATCATTTAATTGTTCTTTTATAGAGTCATCGTCTGACGAATGAAAGATTTGATTTCTTTCTTTGAACTCCTTTAAATATGATTCCATCTAATCCCCCCGTGCTATTTCAAATCGATAGTTGCCCCATCTGTTGTTGGGTTTATCTTATTAACAACAGGGGTGTTTACTTTGTTGCTGGTTCTCCATCGTCAATTTTAATATCATAAATTTGCGCTGCATCGTTATCAGCTGGCTCACCATTGCCCAATAAGTCGGCAGCGTATAATGTTGCACGTTTCATTGCAAATGTTTCTTTATAAACATAGACTTTTTCTGCACGTGATTGCGTAGCATCATATTCTCCACCAACAAAAGCAATCAATTTATTCTCTTTTACTTCTAAAGATTCAATGATATGGTCTTCAGAAATAAATGGTAAGTTTGAAACGAATACGCCATTTGCATTTTGCGTAGTGACACGAGCAACAATATCGTAATAGTTCAATGGATTAACAATTAAGTATACATTCCCTTTAACTTTTCTTGTTTTTTCCTCTCCCTCGTCACCATCGCCGACTTTATCGGTATATTTAGAAGCTTTCTTCAATAACATTGCGAATTCTTTAACCATTGTCTGTGAATCTTTAAAAGTTAAGATCCCTGCTGATTCTTTATCAGCATATCCATTTGTCGGATCAATTGCCGCATTCATATCTTTTGTTAGTCCAATAGGTTGATTATGACCAGACCCATTGATAATTGCTTTTTCCCATGCTTCTGCGATTGCTTCAGATAAACATAAACGAACGTATCGGTCAACCCAGCGTGGACCTAATTCTAAAGTGTCATTTGAAATTAAGAAAAACGCTGTTAAAGCCAATTGATTAAATTCTGTTGCACCAAATTGTGCATCTAATTTCCCTTCAATATCTTTATGAAGTGGCCCCCATACCGCTACACCTTTACGACGAGAACGAGTAATTTTAGTTTTACCTACTGAAGGTGTAAAATTAATAATTTTTAACAATGGACGTTCTTCTTGTAAACCTTCAAAAACACGTTCTAAAATTGTTTCTGGCCAGACTAAATCTTCATCAAATCCACCCGCTTTTTCAACTTCGTTATAAAATTTTGTTTCTTCATTAGTTAAAGTGTGAATGCCACGAGCTTCAAGCACACGGTTATCTGTTACATTTTTCAGCTCTTCATATTCAGCTCGTACTTGCTTTCCTGCATCTTCTGCGACAGCAGTAACATATGCTTCTAAAGCAGCATTTACCTGTTCTGGTGTCGCCTCTTCATTTGTTGATACTGCATTAAATTGTTTCTTCGCTTCATCTGTTTTGTTTTTTAATGTTAATGTCATAATCATGCTCCTTTAGTTAATCTATTTATTAAAGATTTTTGTTTTGGTTTTGATTCTTGTTTTGCTTCATTCGTCACAGCTTGTTGGTTTAAAGACATAGCTTCCGCAACAGCATTTTTCACCATTTCAGCTATATTTTCCTTTGAATCAGTTGAATTTTTTTCGGTGTTTTTCTTAACTTCTGTTGCAAAACCATATTCTACAGCTTCTTCAGCTGTGAACCATTTTTCTTCCTTCATCCATGTTTCTAATTGATCTGTTGTTTGACCTGTTTTTTGTGAATAAATTGAAAGAATGGAATCATCGATAGTTTCCAAAGCATTCAAAGTCTTTTGAATGTCTTGTTTATTTCCCCATGTAAATGTTGAAGCCTCATGAATCATAACTGAAGTACCTACATTCATAATTGCTTCATCAGCTGCCGACAGAATGAATGTTGCTGCTGAAGCTGCTACACCAGTAACTTCTACCGTTACTTTTGAGGGGTGATCTTTTAAATAATTGTAAATTTCAACACCTTCAAACACATCTCCACCTGGGCTATTTAATTTAATGGTAATATCGTCTGTCACTCCATCTAAAGTTTCCCTGATGCTCTTCGCATCAATAACATCATCATCGGACCAATATTTTTTTCTGATATTTCCCGAAAGAGTCAAAACTCTTTTACCTTCAACTAACTCGTTAGAAAACTGAAACGGCACGTTTCTAGTCTTTGTCATTCTCTTCCTCACCCCCTTTCACGAGTGCATAATTTTTAGTCATAATTAGCTTCTTACCTTCTCCATCTGGCAACGAATCATAATCCGTTTCTTCCCTCACTTCATCTCTTAGGAATGTTCCACTAGAGACGATTTTGTCAATTTGAGTTGCATTTTCTAGAATACTTACAGGTAAAACTTTAGTTACTTTAATTCGTTCGCCATTTTTATACTCTTGGCGTGTAAGAACTTTTGCAGTTAATTCATCTTGCAGCTTTTTCATTAAAGGAATAATACATAGTTTTCTAAAAGCTTTGATATTGGAATCAAGTTCTGATTTTTCACCATAAATAAGCGCCGTAGGTACCCCTATGGCGTTGGCTACATCATCAATTAACGATGATTTCATTTTATTTAATTCCTCAAGAGACTGATTAGAAGAACCTTGTTTATTCGTATATTCTTCATAATCAAATCCTTTAACTTTTGGTACTATAGCAACTGCTTTAGTGCTAAAAGCGTGATAAATTTTATTTACATACTCTTGTAATCTTTCCGAACGTGTTTTGCCATCTTTTCCTTTTTCTTCATTCATTGATCCAGTGGCTTCAATTGAAACAGAACCACGAATCTGATTATTTCGCATGGAGATTTCTAGTATTCGTCCGAACAATTCCGAATAGTCATTAAATAAACCCTTAGTAAATGAATCAAGCTCTTTACTGTTGTACTTTAAATAAATAACATCTGACATGTAAAATTTTTCTGTAAACACTTGATCTTTAACGTAAACGTTGCTAAAGCAATCATCTGTGATTGTTTTTTGTTCTCTCGTATAGTCATCAGCTATTAAAAGTTGGTCATCTTTTAAAATAACCAACACTTCATTTTCATCTAACAAGCGAAAGAAGAAGGTTTGCCAAAATGTGGTAGCAGACATATCCGAGTTAGGCCGAACGTTTAATATATAGTCCCAATCTTCCATTCCTGTACTTTTGAATTTTATTTCTAATGTGGACATAGTCCTTGAAACAAAATCTATAACGGTATTTTTAGCCATTATTTTTAAATATGACCGTGTAGCTAATTCATCCCCTGCAACAAAATCTGGAAGCCAGTCGGACGGTTCTTCATTTTTTACTGATAGTTTGAAGACATCGAATAAACTCACTCATTCACCCCCTTTCCAAAAAATGGTAAAACTTAAATATTTGAAAAACTATACTTAAAATATTTATCAAAATTACGTTCGATTTTTTCTTCTGCTGATTGAATGACTTTCGTGTCCTCTTTTCTTAAAACATAAATTTTGAAATATACACTTGCCTCTAATAAGTAATAACGGAGCTTTCTCTTAACGTTTATTTCAATCACTTGATTTTCCATCCAATTCTTCCCCTCTATTTTATTTTTCCCAAAAAGTGACGACCAGATTTATTTTCTTTTTTTGCTGGCACATCCCATTTATAGCCGTTATGAGTAACGAATGTCTTTTTGAAATAAGCAATATTGTTTCCATAAGCTGATTTCGTTGTTCTAACAATGTTTAGATATTGCGGTTTATACATAATAATTACTTCCTTTCTAAGATTTAATTTGTAAGCATTACCATAGGTGATAAAATAAAGTTATCAGTTGTAATAAACTGAAATAAAGCAAGGAGGATACTCACTATGGCAGACAAATTAATACCGCCTGGCACAGACAACCAAAGACCAGGTACTTATAAAGAAGTCGGTCCTAGAGGTGGCGAAGTATCAAAACCAAGAGAAGTTAAAATCGATTCTGGTGATAGATTACCCCCAACTCAAAAGCCCGGTAATAAATGGACTAAAAAGTAATTTACTAGAGCTAGGCTAGCACCTAGCTCTTTTCTAAAACTCAATTTCATCCAATATGTCAAAGGCATCTTCATAGTTGTAATTTACGATTTCATCAACACGCCATAAACAATATTCAAAAGCCTTGAATCCGTCTGTCTTACGCCTTACCTCTTCTTTCTTCTTATATGATTTATTACCATCGCCATTGGTCTTAACAAGTACATTGTTTGTATACCAACGCATGAGCGGATTATCGCCAAAAATAATGTGATTGTTAGCAAAAGCATCTTCAATTCTAGGTGCTAGCAAATTATCAGCAGCTGTTGGATTCCTGATTACTTCGATTTCGAAGCCTTCTTTCAAAAACAAAGGCCGCAAAAGATCCATACGAAAATTATCAGCTACTACTTTTGTTATGCCATATTTTTCCCGTTGTTCAACAAACCAACCAACGACTGTTTTAGGATCAATTGTGGGGCCATCTATGACCGTTAGTAATCCTTTTTCTTCCCATTCACGTATCGGCGCAAATTTTTCTTTTGTGGTTTCAGAAGCCTTACGAGAATATCCATAGTAAATGTCCACAAATTGCTTTCTAACGAACGAATGGGTCTTGAATACATAATCATCCCCATCACGAAATAAAAGTCCACAGGCGGCGAAATCACGCAGACTGGCATAGTCTAAACCGCCAATGGCTTGTTTTCCAATTAGGTTAGTTGGGAATGGTCTGTTGGTCGCTAGAATTTCTTCACGACTAGCCACCGATCTTTCTAAGTCTGTGACAGGTAAATTCATACGTTTAGTCATGAATTCTTCCCTGTTACTTGGATCGTCTTCTAAGTCCTCATATTCTTCCATGATCGTTTCATACAGTTCTTCAGCATAATTAGATAACGGTTTATGAAACATTGGGTTCGCAAGTTCCCAGTTTTCAGGATCATTCACTTGATCTTCTGAATCAAGTTTACAAATGAATGGAAAAAGAGCATTGAAACGGACTGAACCATTCAACACTCTTTTCGCTTTTTCTTTCATACTATCCAAGAACCCTTCTCGAACATATCCGTCAGTTCCAGAATAAAACTCCCTTGAATTTGGTTTTTTGCCCAAACCACTAATATGGACCTTTACATCTTTATTCGATTCGTACCGATGAATTTCATCGAATGCTACCGCGCCATCTCGCAAACCATCTTTTGTTTCTCCGTTGCTCGTTCGATACTTAAGTTTGCTGCCAGTTTTCTTGCTTGTGATAACTGATTTTCCATATTCAAAAGCTTTCTGCAACGTTTTATTTCGTTTGATTGTATTGTAAATTTCTTCAAATGACGTCTTAGCTTGCTCCTCTGAGTTTGCAACAATCGATATGTTGTAATCCATTATTCCATGTACCTCGGTTTGTAAAAAGTTTAGAACCACAGATAGCAAACCATTCTTGCCACCCCCACGTCCAAACATCCAAAGAAACTTTCTATACACCCGACGGTCATTTTTCTTGAAAAAGAAAAAGACAAACGCAATTAAAAATTTTTGGAATGGCTGCATTGGAAAAAACCATTTCTCTCCATAGGCGATACATTTATCGATCATCTCATCATCAAAATAAACATCGTCACGACTGAGTACATCACGCTCTAAATATTCAATTAAATCCTTCCGCTCCTGATTGAATTTAATCTGACCAGTTTTGAATTGATTAATATAAAAATCAACGTGTTTTTGATGTATCATGTTAAATCACTCTCATCATAATCATCATCTGGAGCGGTAATCGTTTGATCCAGTGGATCCAAATTTAAATCTTTACCAAGCGTTATTAATGCACGAGATATTTTCACTTTTTCAGCGATTGCAGGATTAGGTTTTACAAATTTTTGCGTACCATTTTCCACCTCAACTATTGCTCCGAATTTAGTTATTGAACTATTCATTTTCCGATAAAGCTTTACTAAATCAATATATCTTTCAACTTTTTCAAGTTCAATCTGATCATTTTCATCAATTTGTTTTAATAATTGTTTTTTCAAATCTGCTATCCTAATGTCCTACACCCCCCTAGTAAAAAAATTATCTCTTATATTTGGACAGTTGACCCCATCCACCGGTTCCCGCAGTCCCCACTTTTGGGTGAAATATTTCGACGGGGGGGTATGTTATCCCCCACTTTATCACTATTTCCGCTGTGATTTCACCACTTCTTCATATTCCAATCCTTTTATAAATCCTCTATGATAGGCTTCGCTCTTATTCTCAATCTTTATAGATACGTTTAGCATTAACCCAAACAGAAAAGCTACAACAACTTGCCACATCATATGATCACCACCATTCATCATCCCACTTTCTTTTTCTTTTAGATTTTCTATAGTTAAATCTTCCGTGTCTTTTATTGTGACAGTCCTTGCACAGTGTGCGTAGGTTATCTATATCTAAGGCGTGCTGCGGATAATGTTCCAACTCCTTAATGTGATCCACTTCAAGAATAGAATCATATTGAGTTGTTAACTTACCTTCTTGTTTGCACCACTGGCATTCGTAATGGTCCCTCTCTAAACACTGCTGTCTTAATCTTCTCCACTCTGATGAGCCATAGAACTTTGCTCGTGCTTGTTTGGATGATACATCAATCATTGTTGGCAATATTAGAAAGGTAAGTGTTAACCAACGCACGTTGTACTTGCAGCACACCTTCAATACCTAGCGACTTAACATCAAGTTTCAATCGTTCGTTTAAGAACTGTGCATTGCGATCTGCTTCAAGTGTTTCTTTCTGAACGTAATAAAGTAATGCTGATGTCTCATCCATCTTCAGACCATATACCGAAATGATTTCAATAAACAAATCTGCAAGCGCATCTATATCTTTCTCCTCACGAACCTTCTTCATGATCTCTAAGAACTGTGCCTGCTGTTTTTTAATCTGTTCTTTTTTATTCATAAATCAAACCTCCTTTCAAAATAAAAAAAGAGATTGCATTTAGCAATCTCTTTTGAACTTTTAACTTTGGTAAGGAATATATAACAAGTCTAATATTCTTGCCTCATTAGCATCCCACAGTCCTTCTTTAATTAAATGCTGCTTCATTTTTAAAAGATCTTTTGCTGCTTTTTTTTGATCCCGTTTTCTATTTTTTCCATTCATAATGTTAATGTAACTAATCATAACTCCTTTAGCAGACAAGATTTTTCCATTTTTAAACATATTATTTTCCTCCATCTTTATTTGAGAATAATGGTTGCTTTTAAATAATTTATTTAATTCTTCCATATTACTATTTTTCCTTTCTTTAAATACTTGTAGATTTATTTTAGTTATCTACATTAATAGGCGCCTTCATACGTAAATTTGTCCAAAAGACAAGTAGAGAAGTTTATTTAGAAAGTATTTTGACTGCCTCTGTATCTAGAGCCTTAAGCATCAACTTTTTGTCTCAAACAAAAAGGACTGCATATAAATGCAGTCCTTGTGAAAGGTAGTAGCGTCAATTTGTTTGTCCGAACATTTATTGACGACATATTTTATTTAAGCAGCTTATGCCACTATGTCACCGGCAAGGATTTGCGTCTTGCATACGGTCTTTTTCTTCACAATTTGAGTATAATGTTCTCCAACCGAAGTCACTTTTTCAATTTGCAGACCCGGTCCCCATACGACTGTTGCATCCTTGTTAATTTATATTTGCTTCTGCCAATTCAACACAGGGATCAAAAAAACTTGTGAAAACGATTTCTTGTTGTATAATTATATTATCAACGATGGAAAGCGTTGAAATTAATCATTAGGAGTGTTTTTACATGAACAAACATGAAATACAGGCATTTGAGCATGCAGTTTTTACTTTCAATAGGCTCGCTAAACGAGAAATTAACGGCTTTACTCCATTTAAAATTATTTGGGATACAAAATTTGGTCCCGCAACAGCTACTAACGTTCTATACAACGAGTCCAGATCTAAACCAATTATAAAGGAAGAATTCTTCAACGACGAATATTTCCGTGTTGAAGAATCCAATGCATATGCACATATAGATGAATTATATGCATATGTAAATCATGCTGTAGCTAATTACTTCGGCACCTTTGGCAGCGTTGACTATTCATATAGATTGAATATGGCAGATCGTCCTCACATTCTAATGGACAAGTTATTGGAACTATCTAAATTTAATAAAGAATCTAGCTTAGAAATGCCTAATTACTTAACTACTTGGGATTTTAAAACGTTAGACAAATCTATTCAATTGCCTTTCGTTAAAGACGAAACTCTAATATCACGTCCTCTATGTTTAACTAAAGAATAAACAACAACTCCGTAAGAAAAAATGTACTATTTTTGATTTGATTTATTTGTATCTATTGTATGTTATCAACATATTTGGAATAAACAGCGATCGTATAGAAAAACTACTCACATGTATTTTTCTATACGATCGCTGTTTATTCCAAGAAGAAGTTAATAACGCTGAGAGAGAATATTTACTTCCGTTTAAATTTTGTGTAAGTGTGTCGCATTTCTTATTTTTTGACACTATCATAATAACCCGTTTCAAAGGTATATGAAGTGTAGATAAAGTGTATAAAAGAGGTATAAAAAGTGTAATAAATGGCTACTTAAAAGCAACTAGTTCCAGTGCCGAAGCAAATTGAACAATGATCATATTAGATTCTTGTTTCACTGATTCTTCACTGATACAGTTTCGTTGTGCCGCTAGATAGATTGGATTGCCGTTGATATAACGGTCATAGAAAATTCTTTTTCTTCGCTCAGTAACATCTGGTTTGTGCGGATGCTGAATCGCAGAATAACCTCTAACGAAAAGCTTATGCAAATAATCAAACTCTTCTTGAGCTTCTTCTTTCTGGATTAACATTTGCTCGGCTTCAAAAGTGTTATTGGCCGTTGATGGTGGAACCAAAGAGAATGAAGCTGTTACTTTCGGTTCCCTCGGCTGGCCAACACGACATCTAGCAGCAAGATAGGCAGACAGGAACACACTGACGTTATGTTTAGTTTGCTCCATATCTACGTCCTTTGCATCTGGTGTTTCATATTTCTTTACGTCAAAAAGTACCATCCTTTGATTCCCCCGTTTATGGTATAATATTCGTGTCGAGAATATTACCCACGGTCGGAGGAATCCGGCTTTTTTTATTGGCAGCTTTCTTTACTCATGATAAAATATTTTTATTGTGACCAATGTTTGGGGCAAAGTAACCTCACATATCACAAGCTACCACTTTTCTGGTAAAATATTCTTCTTAGTCAGCCAGTGGTCGGCTGGCTTTTTTTATATTTCTCTATCTAAAATATTTTTGTTAAGGTTTCTTTATATTTACATTTTGCAACCGACATTACTAACATTTCGTGTTACTCTTAAATAGTGACAGAAAGTAGGTGTTCGTATGAATACTAATTTTTATCCCGTCAAAGTTTATAGCTTGAACTATCGGCTGTATTCTTCACGTATTAAAGCAAATCTACCGCAAAAAGTTACTCCTCTCAATTTTTTGATTCCACATTTTTACGCCGTATTAAATTTAAAAGAACTAAGAAACATTGAACTATGTTTATCGATATTAGATATTGACATTGAAAAATTCAGTACCCTCGTTCAAGCAAACGACAGGTGCAATGAACTAATGTACAATTGATTTAAACAGCCATTCGTGGCTTTTTTTTTGTTGTAATCGATCTACCATACTTCTATTTTTGGAATCATCTTCTTAACTCGCTTTCTTACAAACTCACTGGCTCTTTTTGATAACCAGCGTCAATCAAAATTCCCTCAATCACATAAAGATCCGTTTTCTGCTTCAAACTAGCCTTAAATTTCTTGGCAATATTTCTAGCTATTTCTAAAGAAACAACTTCATATGTTTTAGCCAATGCATCCGCTATTATTGCGGATGTTGGAGTGTAATAAATCTCCAGCAAAATGAACACTCACTTTCTACGAGATTATTCTTCGGTTTCTTCTTCACCATCTTCAACTGTCTTTTCAGGGAAAATGATGTTCTCTTTGTTTTTGCTCCAAGAATCTGCAAACGGTGCAAAATGTTGGCGTGCAAGTTCAACTTGGTTGATTAGATTTTCAACTGAAACATCATGATCAGACGCAATTTCTTCTAGCGCTTCCCCTTCATCTATTCGATGCAATACGCCACGAACGTTGATTGTTACTGATTCTGGCCATTCGATAGTCGTTGCTTTCTTTATGAATTCGTCAATGGTTTCTTTCGATACTTGCACAGCAACTTCTTCGACTTCTTGCACATCATCGCCCATTTCTAAAGAAGTTTGTTCTTCTTTTAGAACTTCAACTGTCCCGTCGTTATTTACAACATATTCGACATTCGGCTTATTGGTCTGCTTGTTAACTGGTACCTTGTATTCTACTGTTTCTGGCTCAATGGTCGTTGATACTGTTTTGCCTAAAAATTCGTTTAAACTTTCATATTTTCCTTTTAATGAAGCGTTGCTAACCACTAATAGCACTTCGATATTTCCGTTTGATTTAGATGTCACTTTTTTCACTTCTGGTCTAAAATTTACTTGTTTTGTCATTTTATTTTCCTACTTTCTTTTAATAATTAGTTGCATCTTTCCATTCGTAATCGAAATTATCGGTTATAAATGGTTTTTTCTCATTAAGCGGCTTAGTTACGCCTTGTGTAATGACTTTAAAATCATTTGATCTAATAACAACCGCCTCGACTGGATGACCATATTTCATGGCAAACAGTCTAAATCTAAGCTTATTTGATTGATCAATGCCATAGGCTCCAAAACTATTTTTTATATCGATTACATGTAGCCAATTGCCATCGTGGTCCTTGATGATAAAATCTGGCGAATAGGCAATGCTCGAAATGTTACCTCCTGGTATTTCGCACTTCTCGTGTATTGTAAATCTTGGGTGTACCTCAAAAGGTAACCCACAATTTTTGACAAACTTTGTATAAAAGTTAGCTTCCTTCTGGCTATCAAATGTGTAACCATCAATCGTGACTTTATTTCCTCGCTTATTCAGGGCTGTTGGTGATTGCATTGTTTTAACTCCCTTTCCTTGGTCGCAGTTTCCGCTCGAACTGCTTTTCCATCTTTGTTGCATTCAGGACATGGAACGAGCGTTGCATAATTAAATCTGTCTTTTCCCCAAATCACACGCTGATCTTGACATCTAACACACTTCATTCTTATTTAGCCCCTTTCATCCAGGCTTGATTACTTTTGGTTGCTTTTTCAATTGGTTCCTTTTTAAAATCTACTTTGGTAGATTTTGCTGTATACCTATTCGGTTTTTCTGGCATTATGATGGCTTCCTTTACTTCTGAAACAGTTCCGCCAGATACGATTGTTGCAATAGCTGCTATCTCTTTTTGCTCAAATAGCACAGCATCTTTTAAATTGGCTACTGGTCGACCATCTTTGCCAAGATAGGCTGAAATTTTCACTACATACGGCATTGAATGATTCCCCTTTCTATCGATTTTTTTTAAGGCTTTAAAATGCGTTTTAAGCCGTTTTTCTTTCTTTACGCCTATTTATACTCGCTTGATTGTAAAACTGTCCTACGCTGAATATATTCGCTAAAAATAACATTTCAGATGCCTGCTACTCGTTTGTCTAATGTCCCTTCAATTTTCATCACAAAACCTTGTGAATTACTCATGATACGAGAAAGAATTCTCTCACCATAAGCTTGACTCATTTCTTTACCAGTTAAATTGGTTGTAAATACTGTTGCTTTATTCTGCCGAGCTTCTACAATGCGATTTAAGGTGTCATTGTTAAAGTTGGTACTGTCATTCCCTTTAACGCCTAACTCGGCCCCTAAGTCGTCCAAAACAACTAAATCAGCGCTTTTTATCTCTGCCATTAAGGTTCCTGTTATTGTCTTTCTGGCTTGTTCATCTTTCATCGCAAATTTTAGTTGTTCTAAGAGTTCCGCATAGCTAATAAATAAGCAGCGTTTATCATAGTTTGATTTCTCCAACACTTCCCAAGCCGTTGACATAGCTAAATGACTTTTACCAACACCGCTTTTTCCTGAAAGAATCATATGAATTGGTTTATTCAAAAGAATTTCAGTTGTGGCTCGATTGGCAATTTCAAAAGCAAGCTTGGTTTCTGTGTCTACTGTTTTGTATGTTTTAAAACGACAATTAATTAAATTTTTGTCGGTATAAAGCGAGCTATATTTCAGGTAATTAATCGCTCTAGCTTTCAAACTATCGTTAAACATTTTCTCTGTTTCGAGATCTTCGGCTTTTTTGCGTGCTTTATATCCACATTCCATGCAAGTTGGCGGACATCTATCGGACCCATCCTTGTTTTTTGCACGCCAAGCATAAAGATTTCCATTGCACTCTGGACATGGATCAGGCGTGATATAAAGCAACGTTTTAATCATTTTTGAAAATCCATCTGATGCTGACTGCATTCTTTCACTTCCTAAAATCCAAGATCATCGTAATCCGAATGACCTGTGTTTGATTTCTGTTGTTTGGTTGTTTTCTTTTGCTTCCTTGCCGCTTCTCGTTCCTCAACAGATTTGAATCCTCTTTGTTCCCAATCTTTCAATATGGCATTGATATAGTTATAATTTCTTGCGTTTGCATCAATAGCAATTTCAATAGCTTTAACAATTAATTGTTCAGCATCTTTTTGACTAGCTCCGATTTTTTCAAAATCAGAAATCCAATAATCAAAATCAGTCATGGTTTTAGACGACATCAATCCAAATCCGTTATTTTCCCAAATTGAACGAATGGACGACCCTTTATTGTTATTATTAATATTCTTTTCATTCTTATCATTCTTTTCATTCTTGTATGTGGACAACTGTTGGACACTTGTTGGACGGTTGTTGGACACTTGTTGGTCATTGACTTGATAGTCATCCCAATTATTTATTGTTATAACGCTGTATTTCGGGGTTGATGAGATGGACAACATTTGCTCGTTTTCAAATTTTTTTAACCATCTCCATAACGTACGCCCGACAATCTGTTGGTCACGTGGAACACCTTCATTGAACTCTTTCTCAATAACGGCGCGCCCTGTGACGAATTGACCGCTGGACACAGCTATCTCTTGACCATTAAAAATAAATCTACTTTCTTTATGGCTCGCCTTCATTAAACATAAAGACCAAAGTTTAAACATATTAGCGTTGGTCCAAACGAATGAATTGGTCACTTTTCGATACAATTTTATATATCCAGTATTCATTCGTTATGCACCTCCTATAAATCGTCCATACTGGTAAAATTTGTAATTTTGTTGTGTCCTCTACAGTATTCACAAGTTCCACAACTAACTGGTGCTTCCTCACCATTTTTAACTCGCACAACATGCTCGATGTTTTCTTTTAATTCTTCTAACTCATAAATCATCTTTTCTTCACTAAGAGTGATGAGTTTTGCTTCACTAGGTGTTTGTTTTGAAATAGCTGCAATGAGAGGAAGAAAATTTTTGTCATATTGTTGTCGAAGTAGTTCGCAATAAACAGCCATTTGCAACACGTAACCGAAGCGTTCAATAAAGTTTGCTTTTCTGTTTAAACGTTCATCCCATTTCTTCTCGTGCATATCTTTAGTTGTTTTGATGTCTACAAAATACTTTTCTTCTAAATTCAAACAATCAATTTTCCCTTTCCACACTACACCGCCAATTTCACCTGTGACGATCACTTCTTTTTCTCCTTGATAAATATTTAAAAAGGCTTCTTCTTGTTTTAATCTTTCAATCATCTGCTCTGCAATTTGGAAATCTTTCAGTAGGCCATACGGTTTTCTTGAAGAGAACATCTTGCTTTTATTTTCTTCTTTAAATGCTTCATGAATTTCTGGTGATTCAAAGTAAGAATGAACATAATTACCAACTAGCAATGCTTTTGGATCACTCTCTGGTGTCCATTCGCCTTTTAACTTGGCAAGAGCTGCAGCTTCACATTCAAGAAATTTTTTATATTGAGAGACAGACATATAAGCTAGGTCCGCTTCTTGTGAATAATAATTTTCATCAGAAAGGATAATCGTCTTCTTCAATCGTTGAGACATCAGCTTCACTCTCTTTCTGATTGGTTTCATAACCAGCCATCACATCTAAAGTTTCCTGAACTGGTTCTTCTAAAATTTGTTCAGCCGTTTTCGTTAAATCTTCTTTTTCGATTGGTTTTGCTTGTTCAATATCGTTTTCTTGCTCAATAACTTTTTTATTGTTGGCAAATAATTTTTCTTCAAGTGCTATTGCTGTATCTGCAACTGGTTCTGCTTCCTTACGTCTGTTTTCATCATATTCGTATTCTGTTGTTCTATTAATCGCATCTGTCAGTAAATCACTATCATCGCTTGTATTGATAAATGTTTTAGCGGCTCGATTGATTACTGTACGTTTAGCCATTTCTCCTGGAAAATCATTTTGAACATTTTTTGTTTTCGCTTTGCTCCAAGATTTGTCAATTTCTTTTTTTGTCATAACGGTATAAACACGTTCGCCATCGTTTTTTTCAATTACTGCAAAAGCACCTATAATTTCATTGTCTTGATTTGCGAAGTCTGGCTCAAATTCTTTAACGACTGTTCTGCCTTTTTCACTGCCAATCCTAAACACATCACCTTTGTGAACAACTTCCGCCCAAATATCTTTAACATTTGATAAACGTTTCAAAACGGCTTGTGTTCCAAAATATGATCGTTGCATTTGTAACTCTTTTCCATAAACAACAAAATAACATTGGGTTTTTGCTGGACTTAGGCCTTGAACAACCATATCTAATAAAGTGTTAGCAACAGATTCTTTTGTAACAACTTCTAAAGCAGGTCTTTTATTTCGATCTTGTACTTTTTGAATTGCAAACCATGCTGATTTTAGAGCATTCGATGCATTGTAATTAGCTGGCAATTGTAACCCATCCTGCTCTAAACCTTTAATTCTGTTAGAAACTGCATCAGTAACGTCTTTTTGTAAAATAATTTCCCCCATCATTGATTCTCCTCTTCTTCGTCATATTCCCATGTTGGCTCTAATGCTTCTTTTTCTTCTGGCGGATCTTGTCTAGCCCCTAATGAATCAAATTCATTCGTGACAATCTACCTCCAATTTACTAATCGATTTTCTTAGTTCGTCTTTCATCTCTGTTATCCTGTCATTTACAGCATTTTCAACTAGTTCCTTGATATCTGCTTGAATTCCAACTATCCCTAAATCTTCTTCTAGCCGAACTTTGTGCCAACGACTATGTCCTTCTTCTCTGAAAAATCCAGACCCCATAAAGTGTGTAGGGATACCAATTTCTATATCTGACATCACTTCTTTTTTATTATTTAAAGCAGGGTTCTTTAAACTCACTAAATATTCTTCCGCTTCTTTGATCTGGCCAATCAAATTTTCTAAATACAGAAGCTTTTTATTTGCAACATCAATTACTCCCATGTTTACCACTCCCAAAATATTTTGGTTTTGTTTTCTTCAAGTTCAACGTGATCAAATCCTTCTGTTTCTAATTGAGATAAAAACGTTGATGTAAGACCTTTACTATTCACCACGCAACTTGTATTACCATTTGATGCTGCAGTTCGAATTGATTGAACAATTCTATTTTGAGCATTCGCTAACATTAATTCGTAAACATCATCACTTAAACCTCTTACTTCAATCATTGCAGTTCACCTCGTAAAAATGCAGTTAGTAATTCATCCATAGATTTTTCATTTGCAGCATCTTCGGCTCTTTCTGCTACGCATTCTGGACAATCACAAGATTCGCTTATACTTAATTGCTCTTTTAGATCACCTACAAGTTTTTGCAAGAGTATAGCTAACCCGATAACTGAACCACAAAACGCAGTACTTCCTTGGCCTGTTTCAAAATTTGTAGCACATAGAAGAAGTTCAACATTCTGTGCCTTACATTCTTTTTCAAGTTCAATAATCATTCTTTCAATTTTTCTATTCATGTGGTACACTCTCCTTGAATTTGATATTTGTAACTGACCTACTTTGATGGCCGTCGAAGTGGGTCTTTATTTTTGTTTTTTTACTTCTCGATCTTCCAACGCTAAATCGTAGTAGAGCAACCAAATGATAAAAGCTGCTATATATATGTTTTGGATTAATGGACCAATATTGCCACCTACTAAAAGCCCCAAGCCAAAAACGATTAGCAATGCCGCTATACGTCTTAAATGATAGATTTTTCTCAATGTGATCATCCTTTCTTTAAAAACGATCTTTCGTCTCCATGAATTCTTTCCAATGAATATCTATAAAATGAGCGGTCATCTTAGCATGAAACTTCCAAGGCATCCCTTTACTAGTTGGGAACTTTACGAATCCGCCGTTTCTTATATCTACCTCTTCACGATATTTATAGAAAACGAGTTTCCAGTCACGTATATCTTTCCCACCTAGGCGGTTAGTAACATCTTTTGCATTCCACGTCTGACCAATTAAGGTTTGATTTTCTAATTCTAAAATCTTTGCCTTTTCAATCAGAATCAAATTAGACGGTATCTCAATTGAAATTTTTGATTCTATCAGTTGCGTCATCTTACTGACCCCCTATCTAATTTTGTAGTATTCAATAATTGCGGTTAGCGTTTCATGAGCCTTTTTACTTTGATTTTTCCCAGAAAGATAATCATTCAAGTCTTGTTTTGGAATATTGAAGTATGTTGCTACAGTAACTAAAGAAATTCCTTTTTTATCAAAGTATTCACGAATTTTAGTTCTGCCTGTCGTTGTGTCTGGCATATTATTTATCCCTCCTTTTAATAGTTAGTAAGTTAATTAGATAGAATTGTATAAAATTGTTGACTGAACACTACACTATAGTGTAGTATATAGACATACGAAATAAGCCTATAACAAAACCTTTATTATGCACTCGGTCGCCAAACTTAATGCTATAAGGTGTGTTTTTAGTTTGCTTTTTTCTATCCAATTAACTTACAAGAACAATATACACTATAGTGTTGTATTTGTAAATAAAAAACTACACTTTTTTATTGTTTTTTTGTAAGAATTTAAGGAGAATGCTGATATGACAGTATTTGAACGTGTCAAAATACTTGCAAAAAATCGATCAAAAACTATGAAACAAGTAACATTAGATTTAGGATATAGTGAAAACTATTTCTATAGTCTAAAAAGTGGCAAACAGCCATCGGCTGAAAAATTAAAAGAATTAGCTGACTATTTTAATGTGTCTGTAGACTATTTACTTGGTAGAACTGAAAACCCCAATCCAGTCGACAAAAATCAACTAACAGTCGAAGAAGCTTTATCGTCTGTTATGAGTAGTGACGGAAAACCGCTGACTGAAAATGATAGAGAAATTTTGTCAGGCATTATTGAAGCGTATTTGGAGAAGAAAAATAAGTAGGTGTTGTTGTTGAGGAAACAAATTGAAATGATTGTTAAAGAGTTAGGTGTAATTATCCTAGAAAAAGAGGGTTTAGATGCAGACGGCCATTATATTGCATCGATAAATACCATCGTTTTAAAAGGTTCTTTAGATGAATGGAATAAAAGAAAAACCCTTCTTCATGAATTAGGCCACGCTAGCGAACATCAACATAACTACCAATTATATAATTTAGCTTTTTCTTTACATTCTAAAATGGAGCATGAAGCTGATGTATTCATGATTGACAATCTCTTAGATGATTATATGTCTAAAACTGGTTTAACTGTTGAACAAGTTAACTATATGCGTTTTATAGAAGATGCTGATATTGATGCACGTTATGAAGAGTGTATAAGAACTCTTTTGTTTAATAAACTACGAAGAATTAATTTTGCATAAAAAAGCCCGTGTGGGGACACGGACTTCAATCTCATTTCGAGATTTAACTTATGAAAATATTATAACAGAAATGAGGAATTTTTAGTGAAAAAGATGTTTTTTGGGGTAATAATCTTAAGTTTATTTGGAGTATCATTATCAGCATGCAACTCTAAAAATGCACAAGAAAGTAAAAGTAGCTCTAGTGAAATATATGAGAAAAAAGAACTCTCACGTAGTGATATCGAACTTATAAAAGTTGGAAATTCATCCAAAACTGTTTATAAAAAATTAGGTTTACCTATGAAAGAATGGGATAGTAATTTTGTTTATGATGAACTTAATAATGCTGTGAATAGGGACAAATTAATGATTGATTTATTAGACGGTAAAGATAATGAAAAACTTGTTCCAAAGTATAAGAAGTTATCTGAACATGGAGAATCAGCAAAAGACATAAAAAATCTTAAGATGTTACAGTATGCATTTGAAGATAAAACTTCTACTTCTACTTTTCTAATTTGGATAAATCCTAAAACAGATAAAGTTGTATATTTAAGTGAACGAAATTATTTAGATGAGAATGGCCAACATCCTGAAGAATCTTCTGATGATAAAACTACCGAAGAAACTAATAGTATAGATATAAATAATAAAACAGCTACTGTCGGAGACACTATTTCGTTTTCTAATCAGCAGACA